CAGTTGTTGACGCAATCGGTGTCAAGGCAATGCCACAAGGTGGCAAAGTGTTCATCCGTCCAGAAGTGACAACACACACCAGCATCGGTGCATCCATTGCTGAACAGTCACCAACAGGTGGCACTCTCGTTGTGTACAACAACCAAGTGACCAAGCAACTTTTCGGTGGCTACGTCAACATCTCAGAATTCGACATTGACGTCAGTCAGCCAGAAATTCTTTCGGTTGTGTTAGACGACATGGCTCGCATTTATGCAAACGCCACAGACAACTACGCAGCAGACCAATTGGTTGCAGGCGCATCCGTCACACAGGCATTCGCTGCAGCAGATACTGGAAAGCCTGAAGTATGGGCTGCCGAAATTGCAGAAGCAGCAGCAACAATCTTGTCAGGGTCAAATGGCAACTTGCCAACCCACTTGTTTGTTGCACCCGGAATCTGGCAGGATCTTCTTGCGCTTTCAGATTCAAGCAAGCGTCCGTTGTTCCCACAGGTTGGCCCGATGAACGCATTTGGTAATCTCACACCGGGACAGCCAAACGGAAACGCTTTTGGCTTGCAGGTCGTTGTTGACCGTAACTTTGCAAGTGCAACTTGTATCGTTGGCGATGCGTCAGGGTATGAACTGTTCGAAATGCAAAAAGGGGCAATCTCGATTGACTCACCGTCAACGCTCTCAACTACTGTGGCGTTCAGGGGCCAGTTCGCAGCGCTAATGATTGACTCCAGCAAGTTTGTCAAGTTCACCTTCGCATAAACCGACGAACGACTAGAGGAACTGAAGAACCATGGCCACTTATGATCTAGCGTTTCACACACGCCTAGACGGTGTTGTGGTTCTTCAGACCTTCGTTGAAACTGGCATCACCGTCGGCGATGTTGTCACCATCGCTGGCGCTGGTCATGATTTGAACGGCACACACACCGTTCTGTCAACGCAAGACTTTGAATACATCGGTGAATCGGATGAGGGCGATTTTGAGTTTGACAACAATGTCATTCGTCTCTATCAGTTCCTTAGCCGTGACGCTGGTAATGATCTTGAGCGTTCTGTTGCGACAGGTACTGTCACATTCACACCGTCTGTATCGTGGATACAGGCTTCCGATGTGACAAGTTGGCTTGGTATTGACGTGGCTACTGCTAACGACACGGCCTTCATAACGGTCTGCGTCAATGCCACCAACAACTGGTGCTTCAGAAAGCGTCGTGAGGCTGGCTACACAGACTCGATGACAACAGTGCCCGGTGCCGATGTGAAACTCGGTGCAATCATGTATGCAGCAACTCTCTATCGTGAGCGTGGCTCTGCAGATTCGTTTGCATCATTTGACGCAATGTCTTCAATACCTATCCCCTCAACCATGGGACGCATCATGTCTCTTATTGGTTGTGGCCGTCCACAGGTCGCCTAATGGCTGCATCTGGAATCCTCGTTGACGCAGTGAACGCAATCAAAACAGCGTTGACAGCACTCGGTTTGAAACCAGTTACAGACCCACGCAACGCACGCCCAATGTCTGTCTTCATTGAACTCCCAGTGATGACGTCATGGACATACAACGTGGGCGACTTTCGCATTCCAGTTCGCATTCTTGCAGCTCCCCCCGGCAACCAAGATTCAGGTGATTACCTGATGACCACGGTTGACACAATTATGAATTCTTCCATTGCCGTAGTAGATGCCCGACCGGGTAACGCTTCTTACGGTGGGCAAGACATCCCAACTTATGATCTAACTGTGGCTATCGCAGTTAGACGAAACTAGAAAGGTCAGAAATGGCATCAACAACATTCCTTAGCAACGCAACTGTGAACATCACTCAGGGCGCTACTACATACACAAAAATCGGGGACAACGCCAACCAAGTGACCCTCACTGTGGGCCAGACTGCACTTGATGCAACTGCCTTCGGAGATTCTGGAATACGCATGGTCGGTGGCCTTCAATCCGTCGAATGCACAATTGAGTTTTTCTTGTCATACGGTGGCACAGGCGCAACGTCAGAAGTTGAAACAGCACTCGCAGCAATGGTTGGCCAAGGTTCAACAACTCTCGTGATTAGCCCTTCAGGAACTACAGAGTCAGCCTCTAACCCTGAATACACCATCACAAACGCAATGCTTGAATCATTCACACCAATCAACTCAACAGTGGGCGAACTTGCAACCGTCACGGCCTCCTTCACTGGTGGCACATGGGTACGAGACATAACCTGATCTAAGGAAAGAGGGAAACAATGAAAATCCAACTACGCATCACGCCAAACGAAGGCGAACCATACGAACTAGAAACCAATCTATTCGTCGTGGTGGCTTGGGAACGCAAGTTCAAACAGAAAGCCTCAACGCTCGCTAACGGCATCGGCATTGAAGACCTTGCGTTTATGGCTTACGAATGTTGCAAACAAAACAACATTCCAGTGCCAGTTTCATTTGACCAATTCATCAAAGACGTCAACGCCGTTGAAGTAGTTGGTCAAGAAGACCCAAAAGCCACCGAAGCAACAGTTACCGAAGAGCCTTAGCAGAGGTACTTGTTGCGACAGGGTTTTACCCCCCACAAATAGAATTCGAGATGGACGATCTAACGACAGTCATTGAGATTTTGAACAACCAGCAGAAAGCACAACGGAAATGACAGCATCAGCCTCCATAGAGATAGCAGGTCTGAAAGAAACCATCCGTTCGTTGAACAAGGTTGAGCCGGGTCTTCGTAAAGAGTTCACCAGAAACGCCAATGAGATTGCAGCTCCTGCCATTCAGGAAGTTCAAAAGGGCTACGCCAAGATTCCTTTGTCGGGTATGGCTCGCAACTGGACAGACAAATCAGGACGCAAAATCTTTCCATTCTCAATTGCCAAGGCACAGTCTGGGGTGAAGTTGAAAGTCGACGCTGCAAGAGAAGCCGTCAGCCTTCTTTACATTACGCAGACCTACGTTGGCGCTGCAGTGTTTGAGGCTGCAGGGCGTAGCAACCCGAACACCCTAGGAGACTCTCTAGGGCCACTCAGACCCAATCAGACGAGAGTTCTTGGCCCTTCTGTATTTAGGAAGCGTGGCGAGATTGAAAGAGGCTTACAGCGCCTCTCAATGGATGCCATTCAGCGTGTCCAGAAAGAACTGAACTAATGGCTCTTGCAATCCCTATCATCTCTACCTTTGACGGTGGAGGCGTATCTAAGGCAATCAACGAATTCAAGAACCTTGAAGGCGCTGGAAAGAAAGCCCAATTTGCAATCAAGAAAGCAGCCGTCCCTGCAGCAGCAGCACTGGCTGGTCTAGCCGTTGTTTTAGGCGATGCCGTGTCAGGCGCTATTGAAGACGCTGCAGCCCAAGACCTACTTGCTAACAGCCTCAAAAAAACCACCGGCGCTAACGATGCCCAGATTGCCAGCGTCGAAGACTGGATCACGGCACAAGGTCAATTGCTCGGTATCTCGGACGACAAATTGAGGCCGACATTGAATCGGCTCGCTAGGGCAACTGGTTCAGTCACTACGGCTCAAGAGTTGGCGACCCAAGCAATGGACATTGCTGCAGCAACTGGCAAACCCTTGGAGACCGTCGTAGGGGCGCTAGAGAAGGCCTATGGTGGCAACCTTGCAGCGTTAGGCAAACTTGCCCCTGAGTACCGTCAGATGATCAAGGACGGCGCATCGTTTGAAGACGTCATGTATGCACTTGCTCAGACCACTGGAGGTGCAGCTGCAGATGCAGCCGAAACGACAGCAGGCAAGTTTGCTCGACTGAAACTTGGCTTTGACGAAACAAAAGAATCTATTGGTGCAGCACTTTTGCCAGCCGTTGAAAAGGTCTTGCCGTATCTTCAAAAGTTTGCAACGTGGGCACAAGATAACCCTCAGACATTTATGATTATCGCTGGAGCGTTAGCAGCCATTGCAGCGTCCATTGTGGCTATCAACATTGCTATGGCACTCAACCCAATCGGACTTATCGTTATTGGTGTTATTGCTCTTATTGCTGGTCTTGCTATTGCATACAAAAAGTTTGAAGGATTCCGAGAGATAGTGGACGGCGTATTTGGCGCTATCAAATGGTGGATTAGCAACGTCGTCATTCCTCAGTTCAACCTCATGCTCACAGTCTTCAAAACCATCTTCAACGGCATTGCCTCGGTTTGGAATAACACCATCGGCAAGTTCTCTTTCACTGTGCCGTCGTGGGTGCCCGGTATCGGTGGCAAAGGCTTTGCTATGCCTGACATTCCGATGTTGGCTGCAGGTGGCATTGTCACTGGCCCGACGCTGGCGATGATTGGTGAGGCAGGCCCAGAGGCTGTAATACCGTTAGATCGGATGAGCCAAATGGGTGGTGGTGGCACGACTGTGAACATCAACGTCAACGGTGGCGACCCGAACGCTGTCGTGCAGGCTCTGCGTACCTACATGAGGCAGAACGGCTCTGTCCCTATCAAGATTAGTAACGCTTTCTGATGCCTTTGTCTTACATTGTTGAATACTCAACGGACAACAGCACATGGACAGCGCTCTCTAATGTGCAAAACATCAACATCAACATTGGTCGTCAGGCAATGCTTGACCAATACAGCGCATCTACAGCGTCTCTAACTATTCGATACCCAAACGGTTATGCCAGCCCAATTGCTGCAATGGTGTCTGGCACTTACATTCGCATTCAAAGCCCAAACACAACCGACCCTTATTATTCGGCGTATTTTGGGACTATCAAAGATGTCAATGTCAGTTATGGCATCCCCTATGCAGGCAGTGTTGGCAACGCCGATTATCTCAATGTGACCATTGAAGGCTATTTTGCTTCGGCTTCTCGTATGCAGGGCAACTCTTACGCAATGGGTGCTGGTTTGCTAAACGCACAACTGTCAAACATGAATACCGAAACCCTGATAAATGTAAGCCAGAACTTCAACCCATCAATGGGCGCAGCAACCATTAGTTCAAGTTGGGGCGACTGGATAAACTCTGTTTTGGTTACAACTAATGGCCGTATGGTTGACAGCCAACAAGTTGAGGGCATTGGTCTTAGAGGCCCATTCAACCAAACCACTTGCACAGTGAACTTTTCTGATGTTGCTAACAACGCAACTAATCAGGTTTATGACCAAACAACATTTGGTTCATTGTCGGACAACTTCTTTACTCAGGTCACTGTTGACCCGGCAGATTATGCAGCGCAGACTGTCACCAAAACTGCAGCCGTGAAGCCTTACCGAACTTACGCAGTGAACACGCTTTCGTCTTCGGCTAGTCAGGCTCTCGACCAAGCCAACTTTCTGCTGAGCCAGTATCAAATTCAAAAGTTTGCGTTGACTTCTGTGTCTTGTTTGGCTGAGGCACAAACGTCATTCAAGTTAGACCAGATGGGTTTGTCGCAGCTGGGCGAGATGATTGGCGCACGAGTCAGCGTCACTTTTCGTGGCACTGTGTACCAGTCAATTATTGAGGGTGTCAGGGTGACGGCTACGCCTCAGTCAAGTCGCTACACGTATTACCTGTCGGGCGCTGATCTAAATAACTATTTGGTGTTGAACGATACGGTGTTCGGCAGGCTCGATTACAACAAGTTAGGATACTAAAACTATGGCTATAAAGACTTTTACTACTGGTGAGGTGCTCACGGCGAGTGACACGAATACTTACCTTGCTAACTCTGGACTGGTGTATGTCAAGTCTCAGACCGTTGGCACTGGCGTTTCTAGCGTTCAAGTGACTAGCGCATTCAGCACAGATTACGACAACTACAAAATCATCTACACAGGTGGCGTTGCAAGTGCCAGTGCAGATTTACGGCTCAGTCTTGGTGCGTCTGCTGCAAGTTATTACGGTGGGCTTATTTACAACCGACCCAACACGGCAGCGCCTGCAGGCATTGCAAACAACAACACTGCATACTGGCAATACGGCGCAGGTTTGACGGCAACAACTAATGTTGTTGTTTCTTTTGAGATGTATCAACCATTCTTAGCGTTGCGAACAGGTGTATTCACGCAAGTAATTCATTTTGAGGCTCCGGGTGGTGCGTTAGGCACTTTCGTAGGTTTTCACGATGTAGCAGCCTCGTACACTTCATTTACTTTCACACCATCGGCAGGCACTTTGACAGGTGGCACTATCACGGTGTACGGATACCGAAAGGCATAACTATGACAAAACCAAACATACAAATAGACGATGAAGTGCGTGAAATGACTGATGAGGAATACGCTGAACTACTCGCTACAGGCTGGACACAAACCAATGAAACGCCTAGCCCTGCTTAGCCTGCTGACCATCACCCTCACAGCCTGCTCAGACCGTACAAGAGTGAACTGCGAACGCACGAAAAACAAAGCACCCGGTGCAGTAGAAACCAGCGTTCAAGTTGGTGGTGGTCGCTGTGGCTAGACGGCGCTACACCAACGACGAAATCAAAGCCCGACTCATACTGATTGTCGGCATCACATTGTCAGTCACATTCGTAGCCTCCACAGGGGCTCTGCTGTTCGGACTGCTATTTGTGGTACAGCCTCTCGAAGTTTCAGAAAATGACAAATCGGCGTGGGCTCTCCTCAGTCCCATGATGCTTTTTCTTAGTGGGGCGTTGTCATCGTTGCTCGCTTCGAATGGTCTCAAAGCGCCTCAA